AGTCAATTTATTTAGGTACTGAACTTGCAAATGAGTTATATTTACAGAGTAACAAAATTGTTAAGTTTAGTAATGACGAACTGCGAGGTAAAATAGATCATTACAGTACAGAACTTAAAAAATTGTTTTAGTTTTATTGTTTTATGTTTCAAGGGGTGGTTTATAGCTGCCCCTTTTTTATTAAAAAATAATTTGTATATTTACAATATGGAACATTTAAACAAAGTAGAACTTTTTGGCAAGGTCAAAGAACTACAACACGAAAACAAGTTACTTAAAAAACAATTAAACATCCAAAACGGAATTTATTATGCCAAAGACAGAAACTAACATCTACAACAAGCTGTTTAAGTTACAGCAAGAAATAGGTGCAGTAAGCAAAGATGCAAGTAACCCATTTTACAAGTCAAAGTATTTTGACATTAATTCACTTATTAAACAACTAAACCCATTATTAGCTAAACACAAATTATTATTAGTTCAGCCTATAATGGATAATATGGTTACAAGCAGAATTATCTGCATTGACAACGGAGGTAGTGTAGACAGTAGTCTTACTTTACCTGACATTAATGATCCACAAAAGTTAGGTTCTGCTATTACCTACTATCGTAGATATACACTTGCAAGTTTATTAGGCTTACAAGCTGAAGATGACGATGGTAATTTAGCAAGTAGCAAATCTACTATTGTGGAAGATCGCAGGTGGTTAAATCAAAACACACCTGAATACAGCAAGGCTATTGAGTATTTAAAAGGCGGAGGTGATTTAGAAAGTATAAAATCTAAATACAAGGTCAGCAAAAAAATACAAGATGAACTTGCAAGGGTGTAGTATTAAAAGTATATCTTACAAAACAAAAATTAATAACAAAGAGTATAAAATCAAAATTTATGGAAAAAAAGAATGTAGCAATTTTATCAGGCAGTATCAACCTATCAGCGATAGACAAAACAAAGATAGTAACAGCCAAGAACGGAAACCAATATTTAAACCTAACTATGATGGTACAAAATGAATCACAGTATGGTAACAATATCTGGATTACACAAAGCCAAAGCAAAGAAGAACGTGAGGCTAAAGAAAAGGCAAACAGTTTAGGTAACGGTGCTGTACGTTGGTTAGGTGGTGATATTACAGTTGCAGAACGTAACGAGGTTACAAACAACGAACAAAACCCACAACGACAAGAAGTAGATTTACCATTTTAATTTAAGGGGGGCGTAACAGCCCCTTTTTTTTATGACATTAAAGCGATTAAAACAAGGCGAAAAAATGCCTAATGACTTTTGGAATTACAATGTAAACCCAATTTTAGGCTATGAATACGAAGGCAAAGGAAGAAACACACACAAGGAATATAAAAAATATGGACTAAACACAAACCAGATTAGATGATAGCACAAACTAAAACAATACAAAACAAGATACTTGATATAAAGTATGGAAGGGTAAAAGAGGGGTTAGGCATTGGCATACCTGAAATTGACGAATACATACGCTACAAGCAAGGTAATTTTAATTTAATAATCGGTGCAGCAAATTGTGGAAAAACTACAATTATATGTTATCTACTTACTGTGTATGCTATAAAACACAATTTAAAGTTTTTAATCTGGTCAAGTGAAAACACACCCCAAAGCATTGTAAGAAAAATTATAGAATTTAAAATGGGTAAACCAATCCACGAAGCTGAAGAAAAACAAATAGCAGAAGCTGTAGTATGGTGCGATAAACATTTTAAAATTATAGATGTAGAAGATTTATACACTTATAAGGATTTACTTAAAGAAGCAAACGCAGTTAAAGATGCTTGGGATTACGATGGGTTATTGATTGATCCTTACAATAGTTTAGCAAAAGACCATCAGCTTTTAAGAGCAGTAGGCGGACACGAATACGATTATCAAGTAAGTAGTGAATTTAGGTTGTTTGCTAAAAAGAAAAATGTAACTGTTTATTTAAATGCACACGGTGTTAGTCAAGCATTACGAAAGGTATATCCAAAAGGACACGAATATGAAAACCTACCTATGCCTTTAGGTTTAGCAGATGTTGAAGGTGGGGGTAAATGGGGCAACAGGGCTGATGATGTAATTTCTGTTTCAAGAATGAACGCACACCCTACAGAATGGATGTACACACAATTACACATTTTAAAAGTAAAAGAAAACGAAACAGGTGGTAGGTGTACCCCATACGAACAACCAATAAGTTTAAGAATGGCTTTAAACAATGTGGGCTTTGAATTTATGGGGCAAAACATTTTACAACCTAAACAACTAAAACCAATTAAATTCTAATGGATGCTAACGAAATATTTTTTAACCCTGTAGTTCCTTTGTTTATGACATTAATGCTTATAGCTATGATTTTTATTGTTATAGGTTTTATGTTTAATGCAGAAATAATAATTAGCCCTGTAAAGGGTTTTATGATTGGTGCATTATTTCACAATGAAACATTTGAAGAAAACGGACAAGAAGTTACAGAATACACCTTGCAATGTTTGTTAGGTATAATTAGTGTAAACGTCCTATGGCGGAATCAAGATGGTTAAGTAAAATAGCCGAACAGCACAACGAGTGGATTAAGATTGTAAATTCTTTTGGTGAATTTGATTTTGCTGAAGATGTTGTACAGGAAATGTACATTGTAATTTATAAATACGCAAGTGAAGAAAAAATTATTAAAGAAGGTGTTGTTAGTCGTGGGTATATTTTTTTTACCCTTCGGTCTATCTATTTTAGTTATTACAATGCTAAAAGAAAAGTTAATAAGGTTAGGCTTGACGATCAAGAAAACTTTACGCAAATTCCAGACACTTCAGAAATGGATGAACAAGTAGGCTATAATGAGTTTGTAACACTTATTGATAACCACATAGATAATTGGCGTTGGTATGACAAAACACTTTTTAACCTGTACAGAAACACAGATATGTCTATTAGAAAAATAGCACAGGAAACAAACATAAGCTGGGTAAGTATATTTAACACGCTTAAAAAATGCAAACAAGAACTTAAAGAAATATTTGAAGAAGATTATATAGATTATAAAAACAAAGATTATGAATGGAATGGACAAAAGAACTAAAGCCTACAAGGAATGGGTTAAAAACCACAAAAAAGAAAGTGGTGGACTTGGTGATACTGTAGAAAAAATAACTAAAGCTACAGGTATTAAAAAGGTAGTAGAAAAGTTTACACCTGAAGGTAAAGATTGTGGCTGTGATGACAGAAAAAACAAACTAAATACGTTGTTTCCGTATGCAAAACCGTTGTGTTTTAACGAGCAAGAATTTAATTATTTAGCAAATTTTTTTGATACTAATGTTACAACTGTAACACCAACAGTTCAAAAAGAAGTATTAGCTATTTACAATAGAATATTTACAGACAAGAAACAGGCTACAAATTGTGGGCAATGTTTTTTTAATGGTGTAGTTGATAAGCTGCAAAAGGTTTACAATGAGTATCTGTGATTAGCTGGAAGGAGTTAGACTTATTTAAATACTTACAAGGTTGTTGCTATCCTGATTTAGTAAAGGCACGTAAACAATTAAGCAGGTGGGATTGTTATTCAGTAGATCAAAGACACAGAATAGAATTAAAATGCAGGGGTAAGCATTACGATACTTTATTAATAGAAAAGAAAAAGTACGATGCAATGATTATCAAGGCAAAAGAAAACCTTGATCTGCCAATGTATATAAATTCTACACCCAAAGGTGTGTACAGGTTTAACTTGTTTTTAATAGAACCAAAGTGGGAGTTGCAATATCATAATAAAACTACTACCTTTAGCAACACAAATAAAATAGAAAAGGAGGTAGCAATGCTTCCTGTAATAGATGCTGAAACATTATAAAACTATGTCAACAAAAAAAGTACACAATTTAAAACACATTAGATACCTTACAGATTTTGAGGTTATAAGCAACAACCTGCTAAAGTGGAAAAAGGCAAAGCCAATAAAAGAATTAGATGATATGATAGATGCTATTATTAGCATTAATTATTACGTAATAGAAATATACCAAAATGAACTTTATCACGCAGAAGCACAAGCAGAATACAGGTCTGCTAAACTACGTGCAATAGAACGTGCAAGTAAAGCTGAAAAGAAAGTAGAAACACTTGAAAAGGAATTAGAAAAGTTTAAACTAAAAGAACAATTAGGGCTATGAGTGATAGTAAAAAGAAATACTTTGAAACACGAACAGATGGCATAGTAGAAGATGTTAAGTACATAATGGATAGCAGAAGTGAAGCAGGACAAAAAGAATACGGTACAACCTTACAGGATAATCCAGACGGTTTTTATAGGTGGCTAAATGAACTACAAACAGAATTACTTGATGCTGCCCTTTACATACAAAAGATTAAAAAACTAAAATAATTATTGTTTGTTTATAAAATGTTTATTACATTGCAGTATAAAACATTAGATATGAACTACGAAAACTTTTATTACGCTTCCCTAACTTATTGGGAATTAGAACAAGCAATTAACAATCCTAACGTATTAGGTGGTTACAAGAAAAGATGTCAGCAAGAACTTGACAAAAGATTATCTGAACAAACTGAAATATTAAAACTATGATTACATTACTAAATGGGGATCATTGGGGTAAAGAAGAAATACTAACCCAAATGGTTGACGATGAATTTTATTACGGACACTTGGGTAAATATGCTTTAAGTAGTAGCAGTATTAAAACAATACTTAAAAGCCCAAAGACATACAGGAACGTTATTAAGTACGGTAGCGATTCTGACACACCTGCTTTAATAGCAGGAAAGTTGTTTCATTGTATGGTGCTTGAACCACAAAAGTTAGACAAGGTACACTTTGTAGAAGCAAGTACACGAAACACAAACGTTTACAAACACGCTAAAGAAGAACACGGTGAAGTATATTTAGTAAAAGAAAAGTTTGCAGCAGAACGTTTAACTGATGCATTATTAAGAAACGAAGCTGCACTTAAACTACTAAACAAAGCAGACTTTGAAGTACCAGCCATAGAAATGATGGAAGGCATAGCAATAAGGGGCAAGGCTGATATACTAAAAGGGGATCATCTTATAGACCTTAAAACCACAGCAGACCTAAACGCTTTTAAATGGTCAGCAGACAAGTATGGATACGATCTACAGGCTTGGTTGTATATGCAATTATTCAACTGCACCAGGTTTACCTTTTTAGTAGTTGACAAGTCAAGCTGTGATATTGGTATATTTGAAACAACAGATGAGTTTTTAGAACGTGGTAAGAATAAATTTATACAAGGTATTGAAAACTATAAATACTTTTTTGAACAAGACAATGATTTAGATCAGTATGTAATGCGAGGCATATTATAAATTGTTTAACTAAAAAAAAAGAAAAGGTATTAACATAAAAAATAGCGGTAACCGAAAAGCTAATAGAGTAGGTATTTAAAAAAAAAGGTTAAGAGCCTTAATTATAATGATTAATATAGCAAAAGTAAAAATGATTAAAATTTCATCTATTTATACTATAGATGGTAACAGGGAAATTAATGAAAGCCACGTACAAAAAATGTACAATCTTATTAATGAGAATGGTTTTGCAGACACACTAAAAGTAGCAGAACATAATAATAAATTTTATTGTTTAGAAGGGCAGCATAGAGTTGAAGCACTAAAATTACATAATGTTAATGAAGTACCTTGTTCGGTTATTGACTGGCTTGGTTATGATTTTGAAGAAATACAACAATATGTTATAGATTTAAATGCACACAATAAGCAATGGAATTTATACGACTACACAAAATCTTGGTCTGATAAAAAAATATTTGAATATGTACATTTAAGAAACCAAATGATTAATTATCAAAAAACATTATCAAATGGAGTTGTTGCAACTTGTTATGATGGTGTTACAAGATCACACCCAGCATTAAAAAAAGGGAAATTAATTTTTATAAATAAATCTTTTTCTGATAGCTTAACTGATACATTGTCAAATATGGTAGCAAAGTTTGGTAAAAGTAAATTACCTGCTCAGATTTTAAGAAATGCAGCAAAAAAGATAGTATTATATAAAAAAAACAAATATAATTTATTAAATGCTTTTCAAAAAGCAGCAGCTAATCATATAACTATAAACAAAGAACCTTTACCTGATGGTGATGTTAGTTTTGACTTTTGGTTTGAAAATGTAGTAATGCAATATTGTAGTAGTAATGCGTAAAGTTAAATCAATAGATTCAGCAGAATGTAAAGAATGGTTTTTATATAAGCATTACGCTAAAAGGATGCCATCAATATCATTTAGTTTTGGACTTTATATTGATAATGTGTTGCAAGGGGTTTGTTCTTATGGCAGACCTGTTGCACACGTTTTAGTAAAAAATGCTTTTAATGGAAATTA